TATTACCTTTGACAGCTTCTACTTTATCTTTTTCGTATGCAGAATGACGATGACCGGAAAATTCTTCTGCAACATCTCCGTCTGTGCCACTAAACGTTTTAGACTCTGATCTTGGTCCGACTGTAAATGTATAATAAGAACCTGATATTGAAGAATATTTACTGTTTGTGGCGGTTTCGTAGCTTGTTTTGCTCGAAACGCCTTTGTCCCCTGTAGAATTTTCGCGAGAAGTAGATTCTACATTAGTGTCATTATGGCCATCTGTTTGTGAAGAACAACCACCAGCCGTGTAACATCTCATTTCACCCGTATTGAGGTTTGTTCTTATTTCATTTTTATTTTTATCTTTCTGTAAAGTTTCATAAGAACCGCTTGCTTCAAACTTTTGATAACTGTATTTGTCAGGCTCATCAGGGTTAGCATACACAAATTTGTGCGAGCCCAAAATATCTTGTTGACCATAAGTTGTTCCATATTTGGGGACAATTTCTTCATTGTCCCAACCATGCTCAGGTAATTTTTTATTTGTATCAACCATAATTAACTCGTTATATTTTTATATAAGTTTTGCGCCGAACTTGATAAATTTTGCACAGAAGATACGGCTCCGGAAACAGTACTGACTGAACCAACGACGTTACTAACTGTTCCGACAGCAGAAGTAACACTACCTACTGCTCCTGCAACACTGCCAACAGCGCCAGCAACACTGCCAACAGCGCCAGCAACTCCGCCAATAGCACCTCCTACTCCACCTAAAGAAGCAGCTAATTTAGTTGCAGCTTGAAGTGGCTTGGCTGCTTGTCTTGCCTTGTCTTTTGCTTGTTTTAGCTGTCCAATATTTTTCATAAAAGATTCATGAGATTTTTTAATAGCCCCTTGATTCAAAACAGAAATGGGCAACTGAAGCGATTGTTGTAAATTAGCAATTTGCCCTGCATAACCTGCTAACTTCATAAGTGTGCTCATATCATTACCGGAAGAATTTTTACCTCCAGTTTTTTCTGCAGTAGAGCTTTCGATGTTGTTTTCTTCTTTTCGTAAAAGTTCGTTTAAAATAGTAGCTGTTAAGTTGTTGTCAATGATATAAGGGTCTAAATCTAAAGCAAGAGACTGTTCCGCTTCAGTATATACTTCTTCGTCTGCAGTTGAATAATACGGATCGCCTATACTTCTTTCAGTAAAAACATAATCTTTCTCGTCTTGCGAAACCCACTTAATGTAACCTGGGTATGGATCGTTTTCTGGAGTATAATATTCTTGAACGTAAAGATCTGGTACAAGATTTTTTTCCACCAATGGCGTTCGAGCCGGACCTATATAAACGACTTTTGGAACTTCCGTTGTTGGAAAATTACCATCGCCGTAATTAAAATAATTTAAATATAAATTTGCCAAAGCGTTTTTAACAACAGATCGATAACCTTCGTCTATTAAATCTATGGCATTGTCCTTCAAAGCGTTGTCAAACACCAAGACAATTTGATTGAATGTGTACTTATTTGCTAGAATCGACAAAGCACCTGATAAAGAATCTTCGACTGTTTGTTTACGGCTCGACTCAGAAGAACCACCAGCAGCTGATGCAATTTGTCCGAGCATTTTATACATCATAGGAGCAATGGAAGAAATTCCTTTAGGATCTACCGCTGCCATAGCCGCTGGTAAATTTAGCAAGCCTTTAATAGCATCAGCCGTTGTAGGTTTATTCCTATTTGGGGCGTACTTTTCAGCAGACTTATAATTCTTTACTGGTTTTACCTTTTTTTTATGCGGAGCAGCGTATTTTGACTTTTTCGGGTCAATCATAGGTTGACCGTCTAAAGGTTGTGGAGATAAAGAAGCACCATCCTTTATTAAAGCTTTTGTTGGTGCAAATGAATCAGGACCTGTTGCCATTTAACACCTCAAGCTGTATATTTGTAATCGGGATGAGACAACAGAGCATCTGGTCCTGCTACTGCAGTGTTTGTTTTGCCACCAGAATCTTCGTCCGACTTTTTACGAACGCCTTCCTGACTTGGCAACTCACCACGTCCTAACGAACCCAAAATAATAGGATACTGTTCAAAAGTATCATTATCAAGATAACAGATTAATACTCTAGATCCAGGAATCAACTGTGGTAATACTCCAACGCCCGCTGTGGCAGCAGAAGTTACGGGATGTAATGGTGTGGCCCAAGGAAGATCTTTATCCTTAACATTATTTTCATCGTTTGTTTCATTATAAGTTCTTATACGACAACACCCAGAGTATGTTGGGTCGTCAATATCTCTTACTTCAGCAACTTTTAACTTCATGCTGCACCTCCACCTTCTACAAATGAACCCTTAGCCAACTTTAAACGCATAACATATCTAGGATTTTGACCAGCAGGTTTAATTATCGTTGTAACAGCTACAACCAAACATTTATCGGCAAATTGTGTTTCTCTACCACTACCAATACCCGCATCAACTCTATTAGGAACTACTAAGTTAACCATAGAACCAGGAGTTATATCGGGATTTCCAACAATTTCACATTCGGCTGAATTTTGCGCAAGGTGTGAAAGGAACTCTGCTCTTTTACGTTTAGCATCACCAACTTCAATTCTTTGATTTGGTTCGTTAACTTTACTTAAAATTTTCTTTTGGGGAACAGCTTTGTGATTTTTAGTTTGGCCTTGATATACTTCTTTTCCAGGTAATGTAAATTTAGTTTCTTTTGGTTCAGTTTCAACAACACCATGCGTTGTCAAATTAAACGTTTGTTCTGACGATTTAGTTAAGTGGCGTGAAGCGGAGAAAAAATTTTCGCTAACGTTTAACCACATAATAGAATTACGCTTATCGTCTTCTGTTCCTGAAGATGTATCTAAATTTGTCGACTGTTTAAGTGTAGCAACAGGTGCTTGTGACATAAGCTTTTCGTATGTTGTAAACTCATATGTTTCTTCACCGTTTTTTTGGTTTTTATACAAAGCATATGTTGAAGATGGGCTTTGAGAAGCTACATGTTCATCGTTTAATTTTTGCAAACATTTTAGAGGATGTTCGTTACCAAAAACACAGCGACGCTTTTCCTTAGTTTCTTCACCGATGTTAATTTTACTTTCAGTTTTAAGATTTTCTTTTAAGATATCTTCAACAACTTTAGAAGTTTTGTCGTTCCAACTTTTTTGAACATAGTTACCTTGCGCATTAAGAAATTCTGGTGCAACGCATTTGATGGTATAACTTTTAGCGTGTAAAGAACCTTGTTTTGCTTGAGCTTCGTCGCTCAAGTTAGAACCTTCCAACTGTTTCATTTTAAACCCAACTTGTCTACCCATATCATCTTTAAATCTGATAACAACATCTTGATCATAAGAGCCATTTATTTTATTTTTACCAATGGCATCAGTAGGGTCTACTGCCTGTATTTCACAAGCAGGTCCAAGAGCATTAAATATTTCTTGATGTACACTAACTTGATGAGTAAACGCTTGACTTGGATCGGTCAAATCAAGACCACCTATTTTCAATTCTATAAATTCAATATCACCAATCGCCAATTTATTCCTCCAACAATTCTTTCAAATTATCAACAGCCAACTGCGCTTGGTCTTTGTCGATTAACCTTACTGACTTATTATATTCGTTCTTTTCAACTTCATACTGTAAATAAGTAATGGGAGTCCAGTAAATCAACTCCTCTTCACTAATATTGTTTGATACCGCCGAAACTGCAGTTACAACTGTATTACAACCACTTTCTGTTCCATAAATTTGACTGTTTGCACCTAAAGTAACTTCGTCGCTAGTATAGAAAGAACCGCTGACGTGTCTGATATAAACTGTGTTTCCTGATGTTGAAAGAACCTGACCCTTACCCAAGTAGTCTTGCTTCAATTGAATGTTGCAAATTTCATCAACTACAAAAGAAGTGTTGCTAACCGTGTAAGAAATTACCTTGTTGGTATTCGTTGACCAGTCAAGTTCTTTTCTAATGTAATTTTGAATTGATGAACCGCCTCCGTAATTAGGATTCCAGTATTTCTGTTGAGAAGCTGTTAATGCATTATACTCGCTTCTTGAAATCGGTTCTTGTTGTTCCCAATTGTTTCTGTAAAACTTAACCTTAGACTGCGCTGCATACAACGAGCCATACTTTTTTTCAAGATATTCGGCAAGCTCGTCTTCAGAAAGATACCACTCATAGTAGGGATCAGATATATTATTTCCAAGATATATCAACCACGACTTATAAGGATCAGTATAATACCTGTTACTTAATTGATCTGCTCTTTCGCCACTGCTCAGGTCGTACGGAAAAAAGATGTAAGGGTTTCTTGATATTCTGTCTAACAAAACAACTCTGCGCGTAATATCAACAATCATGTTGTTGCTGTAGGTAATTTCAGGAAACTTATCAAAATACTTATCCATTATTCGATCTCGCTTCTGTACCAGAACTGCATTTCTTGTAAGTTTAACGTAAGAGTAACCATTGTTGGTGCGCCGTTTTTATGAAACGAAGGAACGGGTGCACCTGTGTAGCTTGCCTGCACAGAAGTAATGATGCATGGCTTAAATCGCATGTGTCCAAAAATATCGTTGGGATACATTCGAATCAATGCGACTAAAGGATAAGTTAACAATAAACCAAGTGATTCTGGAGATGCTGCTTTTTTGCAAGCAGTTACAATGTTTTTTATAGTATCCGATTCTTTTTTGTTTCTAGGAGTTAACGTCCAACTTAAAGAAAACTGTCTGTACTCAGGTCTTTGAAAAACTAAAAACATGAGAGGATTTAGAGCATAACCAACACCAATAGCAGCACCACCCAAAGAAATCGCTTGTAAACCTAAACCAGCAGCTGCTGAGCCTATTGTCGCGCCTGTTTGTCCACCAGCTACTCTTCCTATCGTCGTTGCTGCAGGTTGAATCAAACTTGTTAAAGAAACGTTTGACCAGTGTACTGATAAAGTGTCGTTTATCTTCATTGGTAAAGGAAGTTTAATTCCTCCTGAAGGATTAGCATATTTGACACTCGAGTTAAACTGTTGATATATGCTATAATCAACAAACTGAATCTGTGTGTAAAAGTTACGACCGTTAGCCACTAGATCGTTGGGAAAAACCGTTCCGCTGGTGTTATCTTTTCGATCCAGAGGCTTTGGAAAATTTGGTGTAGGTAAATCTGTTGGAAAAAGGGGCATATCCTGCGCTACATAAATAGATTAACTTGATATTATTTATTACGGTTTAGCATGGCTTTCAAAGGGTTTTTCAAACCAAAAAATCCCCACAAATACAAAGGAAACCCAACCAACATAGTTTATAGATCTAGTTGGGAATACAAGCTCATGACCTATTTAGATGAAAGAAAAGAGGTTTTGAGTTGGGGATCAGAAGAGATTGTTATACCATATCGATCACCCATAGACGGTAAAATTCACAGATATTTTCCAGACTTCATTGTAACAAAAATAAATAATGAAGGTAAGAAAGAAACTGCTTTGATAGAAGTTAAACCACAACACCAAACTGTTCCTCCAAAACAGCCTACCAAACTATCCAAGAAATACCTTACCGAGGTAAAAACTTGGGGCATTAACGAGGCTAAATGGAAAGCAGCAAACGAATACTGTAAAGATCGTGGTTGGACGTTTCATATATTTACTCAAAAGGAACTAGGAATTAAATAATGGCTGGGCAAGACGACGAGTTTATTCAGATTCTAAAAAGCTCTGCCACAGAGCTTGC